GCCCTTTTTAAGTACCTGAGGGCGTCCCACGGCATGTAGTGTGGGACGGGTACGGTATTTACTGGAGGTGCACATGGCGCAGAATGGCGGCGGTCGAGGCTGGATGGTTGACCCTGAGACGGGTGAGAAAGTGATGCCCGAGTTGTGGCAGGCTTTCTTGGAGTGGAAACTTCAGGGGCCCGACAGGGATCCTACTTTTCAGTATGAGTGGGCGGTGGCGAATGGGATCCATGAGGATTCGGTTCGGCGTTGGAAGCGTGATCCGAGATTTATTAAGGAATGGGATCGGCGTGCGGCGGAGTTGAATATTCATCCTGAGCGAACTCAGGGTGTGATTGATTCGTTGCATTCTGCTGCGGTGGGGGGGTCTGTTCAGGCTGCGTCTTTGTATTTACAATATATAGAAAAGTTTACGCCTAAGCGTCGCGTGGTTGTTGATGATGAGCGTGAGGTGGCTGGTTTGTCTGATGGGGAGTTGGCGGATGAGTTGGCTGGTTTGGTTGCGGAGTTTCGTGGGGGTTCGGAGTGAGTGTTGGGCATGTGTTGCGTGATGGCGTGTGGGTAGCGCCTGGTGATGAGAACCAGGATTGGCGTGAGGAGGCGTTTGGTGAGCGACCTGTGTTGGGGCCGTGGGGGGATCCGTTTCATGGTCCTGAATCTGATGAGCCGTTGGAGTGCGGGTTGGAGAACCCTGAGGTGTGTGAGTCGTGCCAGTGAAGTGGTCGGTGTCGGCGTTCGTGACGGTAATGTTTCTGTCTATAGCGTTCACGGTTTGGGGTTTGGGTCGTCTGTTACAGTCGTTGTTCGAGTAGATGAGTCGGCTCGGTGAGCTGCGGCAGGAGGCGGAGTGGAGGAAGTGTGCACGCGATGAGTCGTATTTCTTGCGTAAGTATTGGTTTATTGCTCATCCTGCTCGTGGTCGAATACTGTTTGATCTTCGGGACGCCCAGGCTGCCGCTTTAGTCCATTGGGGTAGTCACCGTTATTCGTTGACGTTGAAGGCCCGCCAGATTGGGTGGTCTACGTTGGTGGCGGCGCACCAGTTTTGGTTGGCGTATTTCACGTCGGATCAAAACATTATTGATTTGTCTCGCACGGAGCGTGAGGCAGTCCAGTTGTTGAAGAAAACGAAGTACGGGTTTTCGCATTTGCCTGCGTGGATGGTTGAGCGTGGTCCGCGTAGTTTAGTTGAGCATCAGCAACGCATGTATTTCGGTAATGGTTCTCAAATAGTGTCGATGCCTTCAGCGTCGGATCCTGCGCGTGGCGAGTCCGCGACGCTGATTGTTGTTGATGAGTGGGCGTTTTTGCCTAACCCTGAGGAAGCATGGTCTTCGATTGAACCAGTGGCTGATGTCGGAGGCCGAATCATTGGTCTTAGTACGGCGAATGGAAGCGGAAACTTCTTTCACCACTTGTGGGTGGGGGCGTCCACGGGGAACAACAAGTTTGAACCAATGTTTTATCCGTGGTCTGCGACGGGTGACCGTGATGAGGCCTGGTACGAGTCGAAGTGTAAGGCGATGTTGCCTTGGCAGTTGGCTCAGGAGTATCCGTCTACGCCTGAGGAGGCGTTTGTAAAGTCAGGTAACCCTGTGTTTGATTTGGATGTGTTGGCGGAGATGGAGTTGCGGTGCCGCCCTGGCGTGTCGGGTTATTTGCATGAGTTGTCTTCTAGGTCTGTGGAGTTCAGGTCGTGAGTTTGGAAGTGTGGTGTGAGCCTGAAAGTAACCATGCGTACGTGTTGGGTGTGGATACGGCTGAGGGTTTGGGTCACGGCGATTATTCGTGCATTCAAGTGTTGGATGTGAACACGGGTGATCAGGTCGCAATATGGCACGGCCATATTCCGCCTGACGAGCTGGCTGCTGAAGTGTTTCGTGTCGGGTTGTGGTATCGGGATGCGTTGTGTTGCGTCGAGTCGAACAATCATGGTTTGACGACGATCACGATGTTGCGCCAGTTGGGGTATCCGCGCATGTTTAGGAAGCGGTCGTTGAATCAGGTCACGTCGAAGGTGTCGATGGAGTTTGGTTGGCGTACGACGCGTACGTCGAAGCCTTTGATGATTGATGATTTGGGGATGGCGTTGCGGAATGATGAACTAGTTTTGTATGACCGTCACACTGTGGGGGAGTTGCGAACTTTTACCCGCAATGATCGTGGTTCAATGTCGGGGTCACCTTATGATGACAGGGTGATGGCTTTGGCGTTGGCGAATCAGATGCGAAAGTACGCTCATGCCCCCGAGTATGTTCAGTCCCCTGATGATTACTGGACTGTTGACTGGTTTCGTCGTCTCGCTGTCGCTAATGATGCCCCTGCTGATGGGTTTCGGATTGGCGCGTCGGGTGTTCGTGGGACACCCTGAAACCTGTTTGTAGACATGTCTATTCACCGATTCCAGGAGCATTTTTATGGCTAGGTTCGTTTCGCACACTAACGGTACGGAAACCGTTGATGGCTCTACGGGTAAGAACAACAGGATGGAACGCGGCGGTTCTGTCGTGGCGAACCCGATTTGGGAACCCGCACAGCCGAACTCTCCGAGGCAGCGGTTCGATAGCCCGAAGTACGCTAGTCAGACTGGCGGGTACGGTGAGGTTGCTGTGCGTGACACACCGTTCAATCAGCATGGTATTGCTGGCAAGGTTGAGCCTGGTAAGCCGCAGCCCGATTTGGGTGGGCATAACGCTGCACCGCACACTAAGCGCCCGTAAGCGTGGCTGTCCTCCCTGCGGGGGCCTCATACAACGAGTTTTGCTTGTACGTTCGTGACATCCGTGAGGATGTTCACGACGACGAGTTGGAGGACTTGTGGGTCTGGCGGCAGAAACTGTTAGGGATCCGTATTGATACGGGTCGAGGTTTCCGTTCTCAAATGCCTCCCGATGAGCAGCATTTGACGCGTGAGCAGCGTGGCCGTAAGGCAGAGGTAGAAGCGAAAGCGAATGGGCGCAATATCGAAAGACTACCAGAGAAGGTATATTTCTAATGGCCCGTAAGACTCGTGACGAACTTTTAGGCGATTACCAGCATCGGTTGGATCTGTCGCGTCGTTGGCGCGACGAGGAGGGCCATGATAGAACCTGGCGTCGTTTGATCGACTTGTACAGGGGTAAGCATTGGCCTCGTACTACGTCTGCGATGCAGGATCTGATTACAGTCAATTTGTCGTTTTCGACGGTGAATGTGATTGCCCCTTCGGTTGCGGTGAATCATCCGAAGATTGTGGTGAAGGCTAATCATCCTGACGATGAGGATTCTGCTTCGTTTGTTGAGGCGGTTGTCAACCATTTGTGGCGTCACCACGATTACCGTAAACCTTTCCGTCGCGCTGTGAAGGATTTCCTGATTGTCGGGCACGGCTGGTTGAAGGTTGGGTGGCGGTTCGTTGAGCAGGAGCGTTCCTTGGGTGATGGGGAACGTGACGCCATGTATGAGGAGGCTGTCGGTGAAGCGAACGCTTTCGCGTTCGAGGAACCAATGATGGCTTCCGATTTGCCGTCTGATGAGGAGATTGCAGCGAATCTGCCGACAACGCAGATGACAATTGTTGAGGATCAGGCGTTTGTGGAGCGGGTTTCACCGTTCGACATGTTTGTTGATCCTGAGGCGACATGCGTTGAGGATGCAATGTGGATTGCTCAACGAATTGTTCGCCCGTTGAAGGAGGCGCAGGAAGATAAGCGTTATTCGCCTTCGGTGCGTCGAGGGTTGTCTGCGAATGCTGGCGTGAACCCGATGTATTCGGGTGGCTACTATGAGCAGACGTTGGAACGGTACGTGGAGGATGACCGTGTGGTCCTCTGGGAGTATTACGATGTGCCGTCGAACAAGATGTCGGTGTTTGCCGATCAGGGCGACGGGTTCCTGGTTCCTCCGACGGTGATGCCGTACGCGTTTGGGCAGCCGTTTGTGATGCTAAGAAACTATGACGTGCCTGACGTGTTTTACCCGATTGGTGATTTGGAACCAATCGAGTCGTTGCAGTTGGAGTTGGATAAGACTCGTTCCCAGCTAATGAACGACAGGAAACGGTACGCCCGCAAATACTTGTATCACGAGCGGTCGTTTGGTCCTGAGGGCCGTGAAGCCCTGGAATCTGATGATGATGGCCGTCTGGTCCCTGTTGTGGATGAGAACAAGCCGTTGTCTGAGGTTGTTGTCCCGATGCCGCAGATCCCCATTTCGAACGACATTTACGCGTACTCAAGCATCATTGAGGATGACATCAACACGGTGTCGGGCATTTCGGAGTACGCCAGGGGGGCGTTGCCTGAGATTCGGCGTACAGCGACGGAGGCCAGCATTATTGCTGACGCTCAGAACGCTAGGGCTGCCGACAAGCTCGCTTTGGTTGAGATTTCCATTGGGCATATTGCGCGCCGCGTGTTGCAACTCGTTCAGCAGTACATGACGGGTGAGGCAATGGCCCGTGTCGCCATGAAGGGTGGCGGAAACGATTATGTCAGTTACACGAGGGAAGAAATTGCTGGCGAATACGATTTCACTGTTGAGGGTGGTTCAACGCAGCCGATCAACGACACGATCCGTAAGCAGCAGGCTGTTTCGTTGATGAACGCTATTGCACCGCTTATCGGCACAGTGATTGATCCGACAGCGTTAGCGATGCACGTTCTTGAAGAAGGATTCGATGTTAAGGATCCGATGAAGTTCCTGATGCAGCAGGATCAGCCTGCGACACCCGAGCAGGAGGCTGTCGCTGGGGAAACCCCGCAGCCCCCCGATGAGCAGATGGGGCCACCACCGATGCCTCCAGGGATGGCTCCCGCACCTATGCCGCAGGGACCAGATTTGGGGGCGTTTGCCCCGACGGGCGGCGTTCCACCCGAGTTGTTGGCACAGTTGCAGAACCAGATGGGGATGCAACTACCCAACTTGTAGCACGCGGTGGGACACCCCTACTGTGATTATTAGGAGCAACCGTCAGGACTCCTCAGGAGGCAGCAGTGCCCGAAGAAAACATGGAAGCAACGGAATCCGTTACGGCGGACAATCCTGGGCTTTCTACAACGGAACCGACAGGAACCAGCGGCTATACCATCAAAGTTGATGGGGAGCAGCAGCAGGTCAGCCTTGAGGAACTACAGAGTGGATACCAGCGACAAGCGGATTACACCCGTAAGACGCAGGAGTTGGCATCCGAACGTCAGCGTTTGCAACAGGCAGAAACCATCGTGTCGGCTTTAGAAGCCGACCCGCAGGGAACTTTGGCCGCGTTGGGGAATGCTTTGGGCGTGGAGGGCAACCATGTGCCCCAAGACGATACGTCGTCTTGGGAGGACGAGGATCCTACCGCTCAACGTGTCGCCCACTTGGAAGCCCAGGTTGCCCGTCAAGCGCAGACGCATAGGAAGCAGGCGTTGGACAAAGAAGTTTCACGTTTGAAAGGCCAATACGGCAATTTTGATGAGCAGGGACTGTTTAAGCATGCCCTGGACAACAAGATCGCTAATCTTGAGGCCGCATACACCCACATGAACTTCAATGGGTTGGCTGGTTACGCTGGAAAACTTCAGCGAGATCAGGAAACCTTGGAAGCAAAACGTGGTGGTGCACCTGTCGAGGGCGGCAAAACCGTTCAGCAGGGCACTGTCGTGGATGGCAGCCCCAAGAAGGTCAGTTCATTGCGTGAAGCCTTTGCCCTCGCAAAACAGGAATTAGGCACCTAAACCTTTTGAAGGGGGTTTTATCATGGCAGCAGGAAACGCTAACTTTGACGAGATTCTCTCTACCACGCTTAAGAACTACATCCCGAAGCTGACAGACAACATTTTCAGTGCACGGCCGTTGTTCTACGCTCTGACGAATGGACAGACCATTCGTCGGATTAGTGGTGGAGCGAACATCGTCGTACCGATTATTTACGGTACAAACTCAACCGCTGGTTCATACAGTGGAACCGACACTATTGACATTACTGCCCAGTCAGGCATTTCAGCCGCTGAGTGGTCTTGGAAGCAGTACGCGGCCACTGTAACAATCAATGGTATTGAGGAAGCCAAGAACAACGGTGAAGCACAGATCATTGATCTGCTGGAAGGCAAGATTTTCCAGACGCAGGAAACCATTATCGAAAACATGAACACCATGTTGTTCGGTAACGGTACTGGCAACGGTGGCAAAGACTGGATGGGCCTCGCGGCTCTAGTCGGTCTAGGCAACGATGCTGGTGGTTCGTCACTCGGCGGCATTGATGCCACCGATGCGGACAACTCCTGGTGGCGTTCACAGGTGACCAATCAGGGTGCTGCGGCACTCACGGTCGCCTCGATGGCAACCTTGTACAACAACTGTTCGGTTGGTAACGACCAGCCGACAATCATCATCACGGGCCAGGCCCAGTACGAAGCGTATGAGGCTTTGCTGGACCAGAACATCCGTTACACGGATACTGACATGGCTGACGGTGGCTTCCAGAACCTTTTGTTCAAGGGTGCACCCGTCACGTTCGATGGTGTTCTTGCAGGTGAAGGCAAGCTTTACATGCTTAACACGAAGTACCTCCAGTTGGTGGCTCATAGCGATGTCTGGTTCAAGCCGACACCGTTCGTGCGCCCAACCAACCAGGATGCGGTATTCTCGCAGCTGCTCTGCTACGGCGAGCTGACTACAAGTAACCGTGCCCGTCAGGGCTACATGTACGGCATCCTGCCGGCCTAGTAGCATGGGACGAGAGTTCGCTTACGCTTACAAGTCGGGTGCCCGTGCATACGGGGAACCGTCTGGCGACAATTTTCGGGATTCTTCTCCACGGCCACAAACCGTTGGGGTGTCACGAAATATCGCTCGGGTGAACCCGATGAGTAGTGGACCTGTCGTCCCAGAACCTGTCAAATGTAGTTCTCTGACTCGTGACGGGGCGCCCTGTAAGGGGCGTCCCGTTACGGGCAGTGAGCTGTGCGTCTTCCATCAGCCTAAGGAGTAGGCGTGGACATCTCGACCATGAGGTCGTATATCCGCTCGGTGGTGGACATTGATTCGTCCGATATTACGGACGACACCCTGAACCGTTTCCTCGGTGAGGGTTATGACAAGATCGTGTATTCTCAGAAGCGTTGGCCTTTCTACGAGGTTTCAACGACATTCAACACTGTCGGGTCGCAGAAGGATTACACCTTGGCGGCTGTTGGGGCGCTGGTAACGGACGGGTTGCGGGAGGTTGCAGCGTTACGTTCGGACAACAATGTGCTCGCTTATGTGGGGCGCGATGTTGGTGATGTGGCGTACCCGTTGGATACGGGTACGTCGGGTCGCGGCTGGTGGTGGTCCTTCTGGGCGGACACTATTCGCATCTACCCGACCCCAGGTAGCGCCACCACTATCAATGTTCGTGCATACAAGAATCCGACTCCTTTCGGTGCGGGTTCGCTTGACACTACGGAACCATCTGATCTGCCAGCCCCATTCCAGATTTTGGTTGCTACGTACGGGATCTTCCGCGCTTACGAGCAGCAGGAAGATCCTGGCATGGCCGCCCAGTACTTAGGTATGTTCAATTCGGAGTTGGATAATTTGACGGGGCGTTACGTTGATGTTCCAGCCCCGCAGCCGTTGGTGTTGAATGGCCGCACTCTTTCGCGGTGGCGTTTCTCTGACCGTCTTCGTTACGCCTGGGAGTAACGGATGGCTCGTGGCGCTGGAGCGCGCGGCAACAATTTCCGTCTTGCCGCTCTCGAATCTTTCTCAGGTGGCTTGAATCTCAGGTCGGATCAGTTCAACCTGGCCCCTAATGAGTCACCTGACTTGCTGAATGTTGCTGTGGATCCCCGAGGTGGGATCCGTATGCGTGACGGTGTGGATCGCAGGAATGTGACACCCTTGTCTGCTGACGTGAAGGGCTTGTG